ACACGCCTACAAATACCTTTTAGACGACGGCCAACTATGCGCCGATTTACACCAGGCCGCCAACTACCTAGAAGCGGTAGCCAATGCGTAAAACACTTTTAATAATTGTTTTGGCGTTGGGTTTAACCGCGTGTAGCAATGACGAAAAAACCGCGTGTACCACCGCCGGCGGGAAATGGAAAGTAGACCATATGCAACCCGTCGTAGTAATGGCCGGTAAAACACCGGTAATCCAAATGCTGCCTATCTACGCCTGCGAGGTAGACAATGGGTAACCATAACGCGCCATACGTGGCGGCTAGTGACACGTCACGCGCCCGCGCACAACGCGAGGACGCCAACGGCACCACCACAGCACGCCGCCGGCATTTACTAGACCTACTTACTGAGGCCGGCACAACTGGCGCAACGTGGAAAGAACTAGCCGACATAACCGGACTACACCACGGCCAGATCTCCGGCGCGCTATCCAAACTTCACGAAAACGGCGACGTATTCCAACTGAAAGTAACCCGGAACGGTTGCCACCCGTATTTAGTCGCAGCGTTACGCAACGATTTTTACGATTACGAACGTAACGACGAACCAGTTAAAACCCGCAACAACGCACGTCTGGAAGCATTAGAAGCCGTGGCGGCCGCCGCCTATGCGTTGTGTTTTAGCCAGGCAAGCGGTAGCGCGGCTAAATGGGACGCCCTGCGGGTAGCACTAGCGAAAGTAGAACTAACTAATGATTAACTATGACGATTTAGCGCCGGATTGGTCGCTACGTGTAAGCGTCGCTATCTATTTTCTAAACGACTTCTGTCGCTGTCACTTATACACCAATGGCGGTACCTGCGTACGTTGTGGCAACGTCCAACAAATTAAAGAGCATTGGCCGTTGGAGTGGGGTATGGCGTGCCAGGCATACGCAGAAAGTAAAAGCCGCGAACAGAAAGACGGTAAATAATGTCATTTGATTTAGGCGACTACGTAGACGTACGGCACCGGCTAGAACTAGCCCTATTAAAGTTTCCGGACCTACGAGTAGTTGAGAACGAACCACAGTTAATAACCATTGGCGAACGCGTTTACATACAATGCGGCGTAACCGTTTACCGCGACCACGACGACCCGCAACCAGGCCGGGCGTACTGTTGGGAAGTGTGGCCAGGCCGCACGCCATACACAAAAGACAGCGAACAAATGAACGGCGCAACGTCGGCCCTGGGTCGCGCGTTAGGTTATATGGGGTTTGGCATTAAAGCCGGTTTAGCGTCCGCTAATGAGGTACGAACCGCCCAGGGCAATAGCCACCCGTCCACCGAGCCACGTACAGAACCTAAGCCGCCACAACAGCAGCAGCAGCGCCCCGCGCCACGTCCTACAGGCCCTAACGCCCTTACTGGTATGGCAACCACAAAACAAATAGACCTAATCCGCGATATGCGTAACGAACGCGATTTAGAACCCTGGGACGACGCCGGCAAAACATACGCCGAAGCGTCCGAGGAAATAACACGCCTAAAACAAATACCGCGCAATGGCTAAAAACAACTACGACTATCTAGTTTTGCTATGTCTCATAGTGACACTATGGGCCGTGTTGGAATGGCTATTCTCATAAACCCACTACACAACTAAATAACACGCACAAGGCCGCGTATGGGTTAGCACTATGCCGGCATAACACGCGGAAACGCGGGTAGACAAACGCGCCCGTTTTCACGCTTAACACAACGAACGAGTGGCGGCAGGGTAAGACGTTTGGCTAATCATTCTCTACGTCGTGAACCGCGACACTAAACAACGGCCGGGAGTGTGGGTAGGTGGCAACCACACGGGGCATAAACACCCGTCTAAAGCCACCCCACAACACCCAGCAACAAACACAACAAAACACACGCACACGGCCTAACACGTGTACCGGCATTAGCATTACCATTGAGAGCAAGCCCCGCCAGGGGCGCGCTAGTAAAGGAACCCGACCATATGCCACGCGAACACACCACCAACAATAAAGAGTACGCACGTAACCGCCGGCTACTCCTAGCCGATAACCCGCCCTGCACCTACTGCGGACGCTTAGCCGACACCGCCGACCACATACTCCCCTACGCCCTGGGTGGCGGCAACGAACTCAGTAACTTAACGCCGGCCTGTCGGTCCTGTAACAGTTCACGCGGTGCCAAACTAGGCAACAAACTACGAGCAGCAAAACAACTAGGCACAACCACTCTAAGTAGTGGCGGCACAACTGCCGACAATTCGCCGGCCTTAAAAGACGCTGTAAAACCCAATAATAGCAACGAGTTTTTTTTAGAAACGCCCTCGCTGCCCCCGCACGCTTTAATTCCTATATCCCAAAAACCACCCAGCGTGGCCGAAACTGGCCAGCAAGAACCCCGATTAGAAACGATTACCCCGGAAACGGCCCCGACGCGCGCCGGCGAGATAGTTGGGTGGGCAAAAGACGTATTAGGCGTAGACCTGTTGCCGTGGCAGGTTCGCGTAGCGGCAGGGTTTACGGCTATGGACGAACACGGCGACTACCTGCGGCGTATCGGGTACTGTTCCGTAGCGCGCCAAAACGGTAAGAGTCTTTTAATGGCTAGCGTGCTAGGTCATTTTTTGACGGTTGAGGCCCCGCGTCGCGGAACGCCACAAACCGTTATAAGTGTTGCCCACAAGTTAGACCTAGCCGTTTCTATGTTTAAGTACCTAGCACCCATTCTCGAGACGCGATACGGCGCTAAAGTTTCGTGGTCCTATGGCCGTAACGAACTCGAGATAGCGGTACCTAATCCGGATACCGGCGAGATGACCGGGCCGCATAGGTGGTTAGTACGTGCCGCCACGCCGCAGGCGGGCCACGGGTACAGCGCCGATTTAGTTTTACTTGACGAGATTTGGAGTATTAGCGAGGCCGCCATTGACGAGGGTTTACTACCTACGCAACGCGCCAGGCGTAACCCGTTATGTCTTATGTTCTCTACGGCCGGCACCGAAGCGAGTACGGCAATGATTAGATGGCGGTCCCAGGGTTTACGACAGATAGACGCCGGCGACGTTGGCCCTATGTATTTTGCGGAATGGTCGCCCCCGTCCGGGGTGGACCCGCTGTCGGTTGAGGCGTGGCAATTTAGTAACCCATCTATGGGATATTTGCTGCCGGTGTCTGTGTTGGAAGCCGAAGCGAAAGCACCAAACCGCCAGGCGTTTTTACGTTCATCTGTAAACCTGTTCACGTCGGCCGCGAACGGTTGGCTAGAACCTGGCGTATTTGACACGTTAAAAACAGATAACCCGATACCGGGTGGCGGCGTTTTAGCCGTGGACAGTTCTATAGATAGCGCCCATTATGTAGGCGTCCGGGCGGTACAGGACGGCGACAAGGTAGCGGTAACGGTTGCGTTCACCGTGGATAATTTGGCGGCGTGTTGGCGTGAAATAGAAAACCTACTAGCGGACCACCCGTCTTTAATGTTGTCTATACCGCCGTCTATGGAGTTGTCTTGCCCGCCTAAATATGAACGCCGGCAAAATATCGTAGGGTTCCGCGAGTTAGGCAAATGGACCCAACCAGTACGCGCAATGATTACTGAGGGCCGCCTAGCCCATACCGGAGAGTTAGCACTATGCGAACACGTAGAACGCGCCGTAATGGTTAAAGCGAACGGGTCCGTATCTTTATCTAGCGCCAGGTCACCCGGACCTATTGAGTTAGCGCGCTGTATGGTATTTGCCGCAGCGCAAGCGTCGCGCGCAACGTCTCGCCGTAGACCGTCTTTAGTAGTTGTCTAACGCTAGTATTTGTTCGCGTCCGTAGTCAGTCTGTCGGGGATTGGCTACGGACGTTCCCCCATTAGCCGCCACTATTGGCGTACACTTTCTGCGTATGGGTATTTTTACGCGCAACCGTACGGCCGCTATGGCCGTTTCTACGGCCCCTGAAGTAAAGGCCGCCGTAGGGTATAACGCCGGCGCGGGACAAATCGGTAACTTTTATTCTTACATTGACGGCGACGCACGTGCCCGCGCAATGTCTGTACCTACTATCTCGCGCGCCCGTGACCTAATCGCGTCTATGTTTGGTTGCCTACCGATTGAGTTCTACCGCGAAATGTGGAACGGCGAGGAAATGGAACCGGTAGAAATTGCGCCGCGTAGTTGGGCGCGTCGCATTGACCCAACGGTTACTAATAATTTTATTATGTCCTGGACATTTGACGATTTATTTTTCTATGGCCGCGCATTTTGGCACGTACAGTCACGTACGCAGGACGGGTTTCCGGCGTCGTTTACACGTTTACCGGCGGCAATGGTTACCACGATGGACCAGTCGGGCCCGGTGTGGTTTGGTCCGTCTAACCAAATACTTTTTAACGGGTTACCTGTGGACAGTCGCGACGTAATCCAATTTTTAAGCCCCATTCAGGGGATTTGTTATATGTCGCAACGCGCAATAGACACCGCGTTAAACCTGGAAGCGTCGGTACAGCGAAACGCAAGAAGCGCGATACCGGCCGGCGTTTTGCGCCAGGTCGGCGGCGAGCCTTTAAGCCCTGCGGAACTATCCGAAATGGCGCACGCGTTTAACGAGGCACGTTTAACTAATCAAACCGCGGCGTTAAATGAGTTTTTAACGTATGAACCAACAAACGTTACGCCCGACAAAATGCTTTTAGTAGATAGTCGGCAGTTTCAGGCGTTGGAACTTGCCAGGGTTGCGAACATTCCCCCATACCTAGCGGGTATTGCTGTAGGCGGTTACCAATATCAAAACGCTAGCCAGGCTAAACAAGACTTGTATCTATTCGCCGCTAAAAACTTTATTCAGTGTTGGAATGAAACAATGAGCGCCGACAATGTTCTACCCCGTGGAACGTTCGTACGTTTGGCAGTAGATGACTACTTACAAGAATTAAATAACGACGGCGAAACAACAGAAGTAATAGAAACACGAAACGAAACAACTACAGGAGAGATGGACTAATGAACGTTTTACGTTTTACCCCAACACCTATAAGCATTGACGCAGCAGCGCCGGACGGTACGCCACGCCGTACAATTATGGGACTAGCCGCGCCATATGGCCCCGAAGCCACGACCGCCGACGGCACCCGCGTACGGTTCGCGCCTGGTTCACTACCAGTAGACGGACGCGCGCCAAAACTTCTGCAATACCACGACACGAGCCGCCCTATCGGCATTGTTACAGAACGCGTAGAAGTGTTAGACGGCGACGCGCCTGGTATGTATTTTTCTGCCCGTATCTCCGACATTCCCGAGGGTAACGCCGCGCTAACCCTGGCTATGGACGGGGTATTAGACGCCGTGTCTGTAGGCGTAGTACCTACCGAATACACATACGACGAAAACGGCACAATGATTGTTACGGCTAGCCGTTGGGACGAACTCAGTATGGTCCCGCTACCGGCGTTTGAGACTTCGCGTATCCACCAAATCGCTGCGGCGGCAGGTAATAATAATGAACAGGACGAACCCGACGCCGGCCACGACAACACAGAACCCGTAGAGGAGAACCCAGTTATGGAAAACGTCGGAACACCAAACGTAGAAGCGTCTACCCCAGTTACCCCATTGTGGGCGCAGGCCCGCGCCGCGTCGCCTAAGTTGCCAACACCCGCCGAATATATGGTCGCGTTTGCCGCTGGTTCTACAGCGTTTGCGGAACTTAACGCACGTATTACCGCCGCAGCGCCAGACGTGACAACCACCAGTACGCCCGGTATTCTCCCGGAAATTATCACCGGGAGTGTCTACGACTCGCTTAACCCAATTAGACCATTCGTTAGTGCTATCGGGACTCGCGCTATGCCCACAGCCGGCGCTACTTTCCGTCGCCCTAAAATTGGTACCCGCCCTGTAGCAACGCAGCAAAGCGCAGAACTGGCAACGCTTGACCCATCAACCGTAACCGTGACGAACACAGATATTTCCAAACTTACTTTCGGAACATACGTAGTAATGTCCGAGCAAGATTTGGATATGAGCGACCCTGCGTCTCTCAATATTGTGTTAGAGCAACTTGCTATCGCCTACGGACAAGCCACGGACAACTACGCAGTAGACCAACTCGTAAGCGGCACAACACAAACAGAAACCGTTACGGACCTATCGGACCCTGCCGACTGGATTGCCGCTATTTACGGCGCTGCCTACCAAATCTCTAACGGTTCTAACTACCTGCCTACACACTGGGTAATGAACCCTGTTACCTGGGCAAAATTGGGACAACTCGTAGATACCACCGGCCGCCCTGTATTCCCAACCGTTGGACCAATGAACGCGAGCGGTACACAATCTGCGAACAGTTGGAACGGTAACCCATTGGGCCTTACTCTTGTTGTAGATAAAAACTGTTCCGGTGGCACCGGTTCCGGTTCTCTTTCCGGCGTTATCGGACACGCCGCCGGACCTGGCGCAGGTTTTGAGTTTTACGAACAGCAACGCGGGGCCGTAACGGTCCAAAAACCATCTATTTTGGGTTTTGAGATTGCCTGGCGCGGCCTGGCAGCGGCCTATATGGCCGACGCTACTAAGTTTGTAAAACTCGTAAACGCCTAACCGGAAAGGCGGGTAGCCGCTATGGCGGTTTACACAATTACAAACCAACAACGCACCGACGATTTTGTAGTAGTCAAACTGCTAACAGAACCGGACCTAAACGTAGGAGACGTTGTAACTATCGCCGGCCTTAATCACGGTATGGACGGAACACATACGGTTTATGCCCTGCCGCCCTATTTGTTTATTGGGGTAGACGGCCAGGGCGACCTAATGTATAACCCGGCTGTACCTATCGCTAACCAGGTTCTCTATTACGACGCCGGAAGTGAAGTAGAACGGTCCGCGGCCCCTGCTGGCGCTACCTTGACGTATAACCCCGTGTGTACGTGGATTACTGGCGGCGATATTGAGGATTGGCTAGGCATTGGTACAGCGTCGCAGTTAGACCAGGATTTTTTAGACCAATGCGCCGCAGCGGCTAACCAGTTTTGTTACCGCCGTAGACAGGAAGCCGGGTATTACGACAGTTTGACAACTGTCCCTAATGACGCAGCAAAATTAGGAACTATCCAATATGGCGGCGCGCTGTACCGGTCCCGTGGAAGTATCGGCGACGCGTTCGCAGCGTTTGACCAAATGGGCGCGGCGTCATATACGGGGCTATCTGCCATTGTTAAACAACTATTGGGCATTGACCGCCCGGCGTTAGCGTAATGGCCGTAGTCGCCTATACAGACCTGTTTAACGAGGTTCTAGACGACCTAGCCGCGCGTATTGCTGCGATTAGCGGCGTAAAGGTAGTGACGGACCCGCGCAACCTTGCCCCGCCCTGCGTATTTATTGACGCGCCAACGTTTGAGGCGTTTAACGGCAACATAGTAAAAATGCGTTTCCCTATTCGCGTTATCACCCTAGGACCTGGCAACCTTGACGCCCAACGGTCACTAATGAACCTGGCCGCGTTACTACTAAACGCAAATATTGGAGTTTTAGAGGGTCGGCCCACGGTTGCCATTATTGGCGGTACTGAACTACCGGCGTACGATTTACAATTATCTATACAAGCCCAAACGGCATAGGAGAACACGTGTTTATTATTCTTTCCGAGCGTTTAGGCGTCGTAGGCGCTAAGTATGACGTAGACGCCGCACGCGCTAAAGGCTATGACATTGACGCCCTAATCGCCGGCGGGTTTATCGGGGAGAGTTCCCCCACTAAGCCGCGTAAGGCTAGTAAAGTCACCGATAGCACCACAGAAAAGGATTAAACCGTATGGCTACCTCAACAATTCTTAGCAACCCCGTAGTAACCGTTAATAGCGTGGACCTGTCCGACCAATGTACAGCCGCCACGTTTACTGAGCGTTACGCAGAATTGACCGCTACCGCGTTTGGTGATACCGCTAACAAGTACGTAAAGGGTTTAGGTGACCACGAGGTAACTCTGACGCTGTATATGTCTTATGCGGCTAGCGAAACTTACGCAACCCTTAAAAGCCTTGTAGGTACTACTACTACCGTCGTCGTAAAACCCGCTGTAGGTGCCGACAGCGCCACAAACCCAGGGTTTACCCTTACTGGCTGTTTCCTAGCAGAATTGCCGCATACGTTCGCCCTGGGTGAATTGTCTACCGTAGATGTAGTGTTCCACGGCGGCGATTATTCCGAGGACGTCTCCTAAAAAATTAGGCACGAAAGGCCCGACACAATGAACCTAACAATACGCGTTACCCGCAACGGCGACACATACGACGTAACAACTAACCTTATGGTTACGGTCCTATGGGAACGTAAATACAAGGCCCGCGCGTCCGACCTGGCTACCGGGGTATCTATGGAAGCCCTAGCGTTTATGGCGTATGAAGCGTCAAAAATGAACGGCGTTACGGTCCCAGTGGCGTTTGACGACTTCATTAAAAGCGTTGAGAACCTAGAAGTGGTGGACAATGAACCGGGAAACCCTACCCCCGCGGCAGTTACCGCCGCCAACTAGCAGAACTTCTAGTAGCAGTTGGCTACTGGCCAAATACGGTCCCGTTCTGTACGCGGGACCTGGCTACAGCGGTAGACGTACTAAACGAACAGGCGCGCCAAAATGCCCGTAACCGGTGAGTTTGAGGTTTTTGGCATACAGGAAGCCCTAAAAGAAATAAACGATTTTGACCGTGTTTACAGGCGTCAAATAACAACAGATTTACAGCAAGGTGCCGGCGCGGAAATTGTGCGCCAAACCCGGTCATTTATCCCAACGGATTACCCGCTATCCGGTATGGCCCGCGGCGCAATGATTAAAGGCCGCAACGATACAACATTCCAACTAGGCCGCGTTAGTGCCGGCGTAAAAACCCTGGTAGCCAAACGCGCCAGTAAAGAACGAACAGTTACGTTTACCCGTCCGCTGTACCTTGACGGGCGTATCGTTCCTGGCGCATATACCCAGGACGTAGATTTTAAGGCCCGCCCGTTTGCTCTATTGACAGCGCAACAGAAAGACGCCGCGGGCGCATTGTGGGACCACGCCGGCGTAAACGAGCGTAGCCAGTTTGTACAGAACCTAATTACCTACGGCGACCAACGGGAACCGGAAGCACCACGCGCCCTGGCTAAAGGCGTAGGCGAGGCTATGCCAACCGTAGAAGTAGAAGTATCTAAGGTTTTAGACCGTGTAAGTGAGAAACTAAATAAGAACTTACGCCTAGAAAAGACACGGTAACTATGGCTATTAACATTCCAATAATCTCGTCGCTAGACACAAAAGGATTTGACCGCGCCAAAAAAGAGTTTGCCCAACTAGACGGCATTGGCGCTAAAAGCGCGTTTGCGTTAAAGAAAGCCGCATTACCGGCCGCCGCCGCTATCGGCGCGTTAGGTGCCGCAGCGTTTGACGCCGCTAAAGGCGCTATGGAGGACGCCGCCGCGCAAGCACAGTTAGCGCAAACTATCGGTAAAAACACTAAAGCCACTAAACAGCAGATAGCCGCTAACGAGGATTGGATTAGTACCCAGGGCAAACTTCTAGGCGTCGCAGATGACGAACTACGGCCCGTACTAGCCAAATTGGTTACGCAAACTAAAGACGTAACAAAAGCGCAAAAACTAGCGGCCTTAAGTATGGACATAGCCGCGGCGACCGGAAAACCGCTAGCCGCCGTCTCAGAAACTGTGGCAAAAGCGGCCGGGGGTCAGACTAAGGCACTAGCGAAACTATCGCCTGAATTGCGCGACCTAATTAAAGACGGAATGTCCGGCGAGGAAGCAATGGCCAAACTTGCCGAGACGTTTGGCGGGGCCGCCACAACTAAAGCGAACACAGCGCAAGGCCAGTTCCAACGATTAAGCCTGTCACTAGCAGAAACTAAAGAAACAATAGGGGCGGCGTTACTGCCAATTATTGAGAAAGCCTTACCGGTCCTACAAAAGTTAGGCGAATGGGCAAGCGAAAATACCAGTACGTTTTTAATCGTCGCCGGCGTTATTGGCGGCATTGCGGCGGCCGTGTTGCTAGTCAATGGTGCCATGGCCGCCTGGTCCGCAGTGACTAAAGCGTTTACCGCGGTACAAATGGCGTTTAACGCGGTTATGGCTATGAACCCAATAACGCTTATGGTTATCGGTATCGGCCTGCTAATTGCCGGCCTTGTCATTGCCTATAAAAAGTTTGAGGGTTTTAGAAACATTGTAAATAGTGTTTTTGAGGTTATTAAAACCGCGGTTAGCGGCGGGTTTGACTTCTTTAAGGGTTACCTAGATTTTGTTTTAGGTATCTATAAAGGCATTTTTAACGGCGTCGCAAAAATATGGAACAACACGGTAGGCAAACTGTCTTTTAAGGTCCCAGGTTGGGTACCCGGTTTAGGCGGTAAAGGATTTGACGTACCAAATATCCCAATGCTCGCAGAGGGCGGCATAGTAAACGGGCCAACATTAGCAATGATTGGCGAACGCGGACCGGAAGCCGTCATACCATTAGACCGTATGCGTAACACCGGTGGCGGCGATATTTACGTTACCGTACAGGGCGGCGACCCTAACGCAGTAGTAGACGCCCTACGGCGTTACCAACGCCAAAACGGCGCTATACCTATCCGGGTGGCGTCCTAATGCCATTCACATATACAGTGGAATACTCCACGGACGGCACAACGTGGACGGCGCTAAGTAACGTCCAAACGTTAAACGGGTTTTGTGGCCGGCAAAAACTGGTAGATACGTTTGAGCCGTCCCGTATGACTATCAGCGTTAGATACCCGACGGGTTACGCGTCGCCTATTGCGGCGTTAGTGACCGGTACCCAGGTACGCGTTAAACGTACTGGCGCTACCTATACGTTGTGGTTTGGTCGTATCCGTAACGTAATGGTTTCTTACGGTATTCCGTATGAAAGCGGCGTAGGTAACGCAGATTTACTTACGTTGGAATGTGAGGGGGCGCTAGCAGAGTTTGGCCGTTTACAGGGTAACGACCAGGTAATAGACCAGGACCTAGTTACCTACCAGTTATCCGATATCTCTACTTATACTGGCATTGTTTTTGGCACTACTTTTAGCGTTTCTAATTCGCCAACCCTGGCTACGTCTACCGTTACGGGGTCCTATGCGGAATGGTTTAATACCTTGGCTAACTCGGTAGGGGCCACAATTAAAGACGGGTCCGGCCAGGTAGGCGTATACACAAAAGATTTTATAGGTACGTTGCCGGTTGAGTTTTCCGACGTGTTAAACGACGCTACGCACCAGGTTTACGACGGCGTACAGTTTGACGCTATGGCTGCCGACTACTTTACGCAGATAGAAGTAGATACAAATAGCGTAGGTACTGTTACGGCGCAAGCGGGAAGCGCGCCATACCGGACGCTACGTATTAGTACGTTTAACGTTTCTACACTTCAGGCGCAAGATGTCGCGGATTATTGGTTAGGTATTTATAACCCGCCGACGTTCGGCATTAACGAGATTACGTGTTTAGCGGAAGCCCAGAACAGTATGAACCTAGAACTAGGTTACGGGTGGTGGGACCTGCCGGGTTACAACACAAACGTAACGTTTCGCGGGGAAACGTACTATATGACCATTCTTGGAGTGTCATTGGACGCGACCCCGGACAGCGCCAGGTATACGTACTACGTCGCGGATACGTCGTTATTTCCGTATGAAGTGTTAGACGACCCTATTTACGGCCAGTTTGATAACCGTAAATTAAGTTGGTAGAGGATTAAGGTAGAACTATGGCAACCCCACCGGTATTTAGCGTAGGTCAATACAACACGGCCGCGTATATGAACAGTATTGGTCTATGGTTGGTTAAATCGCAGGCAATAGCGGCTAGCCCCGCCGTTACAAGTGTGACGGTTACAAACGCGTTTACTTCTGATTTTGATAATTACCGAATTGTTGTTAGCGGCGTAACGTCATCTGCTCAACAAAATATGCTATTTCAGTTTGTAGCGGGTGGCGTACCTGTCGGAAGTGCTAATTACGCGTCTACCGGTTTTTATCAAGTTAGCGGCCCATCTCTTAACGGTATTTTTGCTACAAACTGGACAACGTGGGAAATTATGCCAATGAATACAAGCGGAACGAACCACATTTCGTTTGATTTATTCGCCCCAAATAAAGCGGAACGTAGCAGGGCTAATGGTTTTGGTGGAATGAATGAAGTAGTCTCGTTTTTTTATACAGGCTTACACCAATTAGCAACGGCCTACACGGATTTTAGGCTAGTCGTAACTGGCGGTACTTTTAACGGTGGATTTATACGCGTATATGGATACAGGAATTAACAATGTCTAAACCATTTATACAAATAGACGACGAAATACGCGAAATGACAGACGACGAATACGCCGCGTATCTAGAACTACAAGCCGACGCACCACAATTACCAGAGGCAGATTATGACGCTTAATAACCCGCCTAAAGCCTTTATCCTGCTAGTTGCCCTAATCTGCGTAACTTTGCTACTTGCCCTGGGACGCGTCTCAACTGAAGCCGGCCTGCCCATTATTAGCGCTATAGTTTTTTACGGCATTGGAAACGGCGTAGCAGCGCGTAGCGGTAAACCGAGCGAACCCATTATCGGCCCTAAAAACAATGGCTAAAAAACGCCCCTACACCGGCACAAAAGACGGGGCCGCCACCGGTAAACGTCCTGGTACTGAATGGCTAGTACGAGCGTTAGACAGGCGTTGGGGTTTGACTAATTTAGGTACCTGGGTAGTTCGCGATATTCGCAGCAAACCCGGCGTTTTATCCGTTCACGCCACAGGACGAGCGTTAGACACGGCATATATGAACACCCCCGCCGCTAGGGCTAAAGCCGTAGAAGTAGCCAACTGGTTAGCCGCTAACGCCGCCACGTTAGGTATAGAAGCGGTCCACGACTACGCCTACGGGCGTTACGGTCGCGGGTGGCGTTGTGACCGCGCTAAATGGAAACGGTACACAAAACGCAACAACGCGGGAAGTGTCGGGGGTCGTTGGCTACACGTGGAACTAACCCCGGCTATGGCCGACAACCTTAAAGCCATATCTAACGCCTGGCACGCCACACCCAAACCCGACAAGGGTTAGCGAGGATTGCCCCCAACCAGGGCTAAACGTTCGCTAGGGTTTTTCCACCCGACGAAAGGCCCCAAATGCGCCGCTTACTATTCACCGCCATACTCGCCGTCTCCATTGTGGCGGCACCAAACCGCGTAGACGCTGCCGGTAGTTGCCCTAAATACGAAAAGGTATTAGCGCGGTATTTGCCGGCTAAGACGGTTAAGACGTTTAGCCGTATCGCCTGGCGGGAGAGCCGTTGTAATCCTAAGAGTGTTAGCGCGGTTCGGCGTTCCACGGGCCACCCCGACGTAGGGCTATTACAGATACAAGGGTCCTGGCGTACGGTCACTTTTAAGGTTTGCCGCCTACGGCCTAACCAGTCGCATATAAAAGCCTTACAGCGTCTTGACTGCCATTTACGGGTAGCCAGGTATTTATACGACAACGGCGGGTTAGGGCATTGGCGGGCCACGTCTGGAAAAAAATAAAAAAATATTTGTTTATTACTTGACATTGTGGTTATTTGTGGTTATATTGTGTTTATGGAAAACAACCCGACACACACAATCCCATTAGGCAAACCAGCACGTAACAAGGTAGGCGATTACCGCTACCGCGGCGTTTACATCATTGGCAAGCACGCCACGAACTACTACGCCGTTGGCCGACGCGGCAAAAACGGCAACTACGCTTACCGTCGTTTTGGCACATTAAAGGCCGCCTGCGTATACGTAGACCAAAACATAGATTTATTTCAATACGAGGTATGAGCAATGGCGCGCCCAATTAGCCAACCTTGCGGCACCCGGTCCGCATATAAACGCCACCTACGCCACAGCGAAACGCCGTGTAGAAAATGCCAGGACGCTAACAACGCGTGGCACAAACTAAACCGCCGCCGCAATGACACACCTAACCCGTAACGTCTGCTACGGTAACCACTAATCCACCCGACAAAAGGAGAACCCGACAATGGCCCACTATAAAGACACCTACAGCAAGTGTGAGGCGTGCGGCAACGACGCAACAGTTAGCACGTGGAAACGCGAAATACGCAACGACGTAATAGTTAAAGGCCCACGACGCGACTACTGCTACGACTGCTACGACACAATGAACTACCCGCGTCCCGTAAACCGCCAGTTAAAAAACCTAAAACAACTAGCAGCAGATTTACGCGAACACGCCTACAAATACCTTTTAGACGACGGCCAACTATGCGCCGATTTACACCAGGCCGCCAACTACCTAGAAGCGGTAGCCAATGCGTAAAACACTTTTAATAATTGTTTTGGCGTTGGGTTTAACAGCGTGTAGCAATGACGAAAAAACCGCGTGTACCACCGCCGGCGGGAAA